TTAGGCTTCCAGATCGAGAATGTCTTTTTTGAATTCTGCCGGGATTAGCCTAAGTCTTACCGAAACATCACTCATAGTGTAAGCACTAAGACAGTCAAAAATCTTTAAGTAGAGAACGATATCGGCATCTTTGTAATAGTTCAATTCACTAGAAATCGATGCAGAAAACAAAGCAGGAACGGCATTCCGTTCGTCGTCATTATCAAATATTTTAAGATTTCCGTTATCCAGGGCTCGAATAATTTCACCATAGTGATATGTGACCCCATCATCATAAAGATTCTCTGTCTTTAACCTAAAAGGAATCTTGTTGGGTCCACCAGAATGAGGAACATACGAAGAGCTAAACTTACCCTCAATATCAAAAGTAGCTATATAACCTTTCGGTACATGAGCTGTCGCAATTTTACGTTCATCATCTTTATTAAAAGCAAATGTTTTAGAACTCGGGAAACGAGTAAAACCACGATCAATAACTGGAGGAGGGAGAGCTCCCACCTGGTCTTTTTCCTTCTTGAAAGACGGATTTTGCAGTTCGTTCAGTAATTCCGGGCTAACAGAATCCCCGGATTTAATTTCCATTTTATTCATTTTTAATACCCCTTGAAACTATTTTAAATCATCAATGAATTCCATTTGATTCTTTGAATCCTTGAAGATGAAACCGCTTTGGCTTTCAATTTCAACATCTTCCATAGGAAGAAGATTTTCCTTTCCAACAAGTTTTTCTGCCCTTGCAATAAAGTCTACGAGGAATGAATAGCCTCCATGGAACTCTCTGGCAAGAATCTTTCCAGTCTTTTCATCAGGGATGCCAATTAAAAACTTAATCCAGTTAGCAGTTCCGTTCTTGTCCTTTCTAAGGTCATAATCGTAAATGGTGAATTTTACGCCAAGCAAGTCCTTCGGGCTAATGTTCTTGGCATCCATTTCTCGGTCAATTTTGATTTTTTTTGTAAGTTCAGATAATTTCATTCTTTCCTCGATAGATTTCATCGTTGTGTAAGAGTCCGTTCTGGCAAAAATTCCAAAGTAAGCTGCCCAGGACTCGTTTTTCGAACAATGATTTGCACGATGTTTTATACCCTGTTTTACGGTGCAATATCCTTTATCATGATCATTTATTACCTTTTCAGGATTTCTTCTTACAACAAAGCCACAATAGGATAAAGCTTCCTTGTCGATATTTTGTATTCTACAGGTGGTTGTTTTAGCCCTAATACCTATTTCGTACCACCAATAGTTCTGAATCCTCCACTTAGCTTCGTTTGCTTCTTCTTTGGTTTCAAAAGCAAGTAAGCAGTCATCGGCATACCTTACCTTAAAAGGGGCAACTCCTCCAAGCCATCTGTCAAAGCCAAGGCATATTATATGGTGTGCCACAGGCGAAGTTGGTGTTCCAATTGGAAATGTATTCCCACAAAATGTAACTTCGACACCAAAATCAACAAGTTCTTTGTCTTTAACAATCTTTTTTAATGATTGTCTAAAAATTTTCCTAGTGACATGGTCATAGCACCTTCTTTGATCCACAATAAGAGAGTAGTGGAGATTTCTCTTGTCATACATCAATTTTTTGACTTTGTGCATCACTGAATTATTTTTTATAGACGAATTGATGCCGTATCCGTCTTTGCAGTTCATCCCTATTCCTGGATCAAGCTTTTTATAAATCGGCATGATCAGAACAAGAAATACATGCTGAAGCACCCTCGTATATAAAGAAGGTGAATTGATATTTCTCCTTTTACCATTAGGATTTACTTTAGTAAGAGAACGATATTGAAGCCTATTTATATAGGAGCCATCTTCAATAGATGACACCACATCATCTGCATAGGACTCTCGATTTTTAAGCATTTCAGCAACTTCTGGATTCGTTCCATGCTTTCTTGCCGCATTCGATATAGCCAACAATACTTTAGTTCTATCTACCTTCATAATCCTTTTCAGGTCTAGCAGAGCGACCCCTTGCAGGGCCAGTAGTCTCTAGCATAAGCTTTACTACCTTGTCTTATAAATTTGCCTTTCCTAGGCACCGAGAGACCGTTATAAAAGACCTTTGCAGAGCAACCGTTGTTCACATTAACATTGGCAGCGCGGTTATTCGCATTAAGGTAACGCGGCGCACAATTGACGTTATTAGCATTACCACGGAAACGAACCGCCCCTGCACAATCTCCCGATTTTTTTCACCACCTCCGCTGCGCTTCGGTGGTCTTATCCCAATGTAAGACTCGTCGCAGATTCGATGGGCCAGGCGTTGCACGCCTGTTGAACTTTAAAATATTTAGTTGTCACCTCCTAGAAGGACCTGAGCAGAGCAACCGGTGTTCACATCAACATAGGCAGCGCGGTGATGCGCAAGAAGGCACCGCGGCGCACAAGCGACGTGAGAAGCAGCACCACGGAAACGAACCGCATTTCTGTGTCTGTAACCAGTTCCTGCACCTGTAACACTAAAGTCGTCATTCTTTGCATTGCTGAAGAAACAATCGCCGATAGAGTTGGAACCAGCTATAGTGTCATCACCTTTAGAGGCATGTGCATATAGTTCCTTCGCAATCGGTGTAAAACTGTCCCTTCTACGGCAATACGCAGATCGCATTCGGCCTTCACCTGCTTTCAAGTAAGTTCCTTCAAAGTTAAATGCCTGACCATTAGGCTTATACCAGAAACTGCTAGAATAACTTCCTTCAAGGTCTTCGGTATGCCATTTTGTCTGGTCACACTGTAAATATACATCAACAACGTCTTCCGTGTCATTATGTTCAGAATTTTCTTCTTCCGGAGACACAACAAGTTCAATGCCTCCCTGTGTATAAGTTACGAAATCGCCACTGGTATTCATACCATGAATAAGGCCGCATACCAAGTTCATTTCGTATGTAATGTTATTGTACGAGAAGGACATAAGCTTGTACATTCTCATGTTCATTTCGCCGTCTGCAACATTCTTGATGGGATAGCCATCAAGGGGCGTAGCATTGTCGTAATGCCATGTGCCGCCATTCCAGGTGAAGGATTCTCCTGGAGAAAGATTCATTTCAGCTGCAAGAGAGGCTGCAATTTGCGGTTCCATGCACTGGAACTTGGGTTTATACCAGTTTGTCACTGTAGACCATCTACGACCAGTGTCAATATTGCTATTGTCTGCCCATGTCGCATATCGAGTTGTTTCTCCGGAAACAAATCGAATACCGCCATTCAGTTTCCATGTTTCATCGCTATTACATGGATAATTAGAAGATACGCCTGCACTAAACATGTCTGCTGCAAAGAAATCCTTGGTGCCATAACCGATTTCCATCGCATTCAGGAACGTGTTAAGAGCGTGATAGCCTCCTTCTGCGAACGGGAAGGGATTCTTTGCTACGGCATTGTTCTTGCGGTTGTATACCTGGCATGTGTAGGCATTGGGGCAATATTGTTCGGAACTCTGGCTAGAATCACTTTTTCCGGAACCACCGCCATAAGGCCAGTTTCCAACCCACGGATAATGACCGTTGTTGAAGAAACTGTTACAATACTTATAGTTGGTCTGGCCATCAGACATGTTTTCACCGTTACAGGATGCAGCCATATTGTTGCCAGATTCCCAAGTAGTGCCAGAAGCATAGTTGAAGAAGAACGATCTGGTTACCCATTTGCTGTTAATGAACTTTGCCGTAACAGGTCCAGGAGCCATACCGGTTCTTGCAAGCTTATAAGCGCTAGCATCAATTCCATCAAATTCATCCGGAGAAGACAGAAGGCCTTTCCATTCCTTACCGCTATCTCCAACAACCTGATCAATGAGATACACGTCGTCTGCTCGTCCAATAAATACCCCGAGCATATTGTTGGTGGTTTCCCAGGGAGCCACAATATGATCGTCTGTGTAGCTTCCATAGGCCATTTCAGTACCATTAGCTTTGTAAAGCTTCACTTCTACAGCGGCTTTGTAGTTCTTATTGTAGGCGCTATTGATATCGGACAGGTGGGATTTACAGTATTCCCAGAATACTGCAGGCTTAAAAATAAGACCGGAATCATAGAAATCTTCAGAAATAGGATTAGTGGCTGCATTGTCCCAATACAGCTGCTGGTTGCAAGCCAAAGACTGATTACCGGTAATGCCCACGACATTTGCGTAGCTTCCGTCAATCTTTCGGAACCAGTTATTCTTCTTAAGCTGGGCAGAAGGTGTTTTTCGAATTTCGCCTTCTGTTGTGGTGTAATCGACAAGATATGGACGCCAATCGAGAAGCCATTCGCGATTTCCGTGGAAGGATTTCTGAAGGATCACATCACGTTGAGCGCCAGTCCGGTGGTTCCAATCACCTAAACCATAATTGGATGTCGGGAATACAACTCCACCGCCTCCACCTACGACTTCGTGCCAGGATTTATTCTTTCTGGCGTATTCCTTTCCGTCTTCAGGTGCTTCAGGGACAAAATTTTGAGTTGTCAAACTCCAACCATCAGAGCTAAGCTTGTAGGATTCAGTCCTTCCTTCGTCCACCATTCGATTGAAAACGAACACCCCGCCAGAAGAATCTTCCTGGTAGTAGGAGAGAATTACGGAAATACCAACGCCGTCAGCAGTAGTCTGCATGACAATAGTTTTGCCATCATCATACAGTTCTTTCACGTCGTCAATCGTCGCTACATTGTATTTGACGATTACTGGGTCAAATTCAGATGTCGGAACCCTGCCGTTTTTTACACCAGCAATGTTGACAATCATGTGGGCTTTGCTCGATCTGGCTTCTTTTCTGCTGACCAAATCTGTTTGAGAAAATTTCTTTTCAGCCATGTTTTATTCCTCGTTTAAGTTAAACCTGTATTTAATCACTTAGTCTACAATAGCTATGCCATCTTCATCTGCAAGCATTTCCTTAATGATGACATCTCTTTCGTCTACGAGAATCGTCCCGTCTTCATCGATAAACTTTTCTCCACTTCTTTCATCAATGAAATATCCTTTTACACCGAACTTCCATTTAATGTTTGTGAATGGTATTTTTTGATCTTCAAACGCCTTGACAAGAGCATCACAATCCTCTTCTCTATACCTACATTCAACAACCCATATATATTGTTCGTCAACGTCATAGCAAGGGTCACCTGCACGGCTTAATCCTGCTCTGAACATTCTCGGAGGTTTTTCAATGTCTATTTCAAACCCCATAAGAAGTGCTAATGCGATATAATGCTTTTCTGCAATGCCAGAATCCAGGTTATACTTGGAAAGCAAGGCTTGCCGTCTATCCTCGATGGTACCAACGCCGTCAAGTTCATACAGCTTTTCCCACATTGCCAGGGTGCGAACTGCTGAAGACGGCGAAAGTTCGTTATAGGCTTCGTCTGCATACGCCAAGGCTCTATCAAGTTCCTGGGCAACGGCATATTCCTCCGCATCCATTTGGAGCGGGTACAGCTGCTTTAGAGCCTTGAAATGTGGGCTTTTGTTTGGGTAAATCATTCTACAACCATTTCGCCAAGGGTAAATACTTCGGTTTCCTTGCATGTCACGATGTCGGTAAGTTCTTCTTCAGCGCTGCCGTTGAAACTTCCATAGACGCGGGCAAAAGTCGCGCCGTTTTGAATGGCAAGCACAACGATTTGTGCCGGAATGAGGGTTTTGCCCGGAGAGAGTTCGGCAAAATACTTCTTGACGGATTGGGTAAAGGTTTCAACATCCAATGTTGGAAGCCCAGACACTTTAATCCTCAAATCAACCGTGATTTCTCCCGGAACATTGACATAGATTTCCCGGGGTGCTACAGGCCCTTCATCCTCGCATTTAGCGCGGATTGCCTCGCAACAACGCATAGACAAGTTGAGCGGAGTCACAAGGATCATTGCGGTTCCCACGCCATTGTAATTCTTGAGGCATTTGGCTGTTGCAGCTGCCTCTACATCGTCGCTTTCTCCATAAATTTCAAGGCCGGTACACTTAATGTGGTTAAGGGCTTCCTGTTGCCAATCCTCAAGACCATCAATATACTGGAGCTCAATTTTCAGTTTGGAGACCTCAAGTTTCGAGAAATTAAGCTGGCACCATCCATGAGCAACATCCACTTCGCCAATCTTGATGAACGCGTCTTCGCCATCGTCTCCATAGACATTCAGAACGGCTTTTCTGGATGTACTGAAGCCAAGACCTACACCAATAAGGGGTGTAGGGTCGCCCAAATCCACAACGATGTACTTCTCGACATCGGATGTTCTCAGTTCAAAGCCTACGGTATCGACATGGGGATTCAGCAGCTCGGAGGCATGAAGCTCATAAACATCGCCGCTGATCATGGATTCCTGAAGTTCCACGGTCTTGCCGACACTGGTGGCTTCGAGTGCCCAACGTTCAAAATCAAAAGGTTTTCCGCCGCTTGCTGGCTTACGGATATAGGACAGGATGAACGTCAAAAGTTCGCTTGGAGTAAGCCCTTCGACATTTTGACCGCGATCTGCAGCGAATCTCTTGAGGCTTTCCACGCTCATGGATGTGGGGAAAATCTGATTGAGGGTCCAATCGGTCTGCTTGTAGAGTCCCCAAATTGCAGATGCCGCGCACGCAAGACGGATATAGGTATCGGTTCCCTGCGTAATGTTGATCGTAGGGTTAAAGTTCTTGGCATCTACAATCATCCTCTGAAGGATTTCATCAACTGTTACGGACATTGCCAACCTCCACAAAGCGGCTAAAAGTGATGGTCTTGCCTGTATAGGCAACGCATTCTACGTTGATAAGCAACCTATCTGCGCTATCATAGCTCGCGAATGCTTCTACAGACTTAAGGTGCTTGATATCGAGAAGCCACTGAAGGGCTTCTTCTGCGTATTTGACAGCCCTTATCCTGGTATTTTCGGAAGCGACAGCCTTTAAAAGTTCCTTGAATCTATGACCAAACTCCGGCTTCTTGAAGAAAGAACCTTTTGCAACCGTAAGAGAAAGCTCGACTTCTTGCTTGATATCGTCAAATGTCATGAGAGGGTCTCCGGGAAAGTGCCAGGGCTTGGCGGTGTCGTGGGCATGGTTTCTGTAATGGTTACCGTGGCGGTTTTCAGCACGTTTTCAATGGCCTTAAAAAGCGTTTTATAGGGCTTTTCAATGGTCTTTTTCGTGATGCAGCTTTTAATAGCATCAGCTACGGCAACGGTCATCAAGGAGAATGTCGGGTCCACAGAGACCACAACTGTTCCACCGTGAGACGGCACTCCTGGTTTCGGGACTCCATCCCAGAAGGCGCAAATTTTAGCTGCCATGTTGGTTATGGTTGCCTCGGTATTATCCGTGGTAAAGGCGCTTTCAAGCAGGGAAACATCACCACCGGCAGTAAGAACAGCACCATCAATAGTCCCGCCCTTGGCATACTTGTTGTATGCCTTGGCAAGGTCAGGGGCCACATTCTTTTTGCCGTCAGCACCCTTTACGATGCGTTCAAACTCGTTACTTAAAGTATCAAGGTCTAGCATTACATATCCTGAGCATCGGTTGTAGGTGAAGTAGGCGCACCAAGGTTGCCCACATGGGTGTGCTTGTTGTAGTTCTGACGCAAACGGTCCAGGGTTCCAGACTTGTCCTGGACATCACCTGTTACGCGAAGGTCGCCATCGATATCAACGCCACCGCTTGCCTTGATCGCTATGGTTCCATCGTCCTTAAGGATGATGTAATGTTCCTTTTCCCTGTAAAGGGCTGTTTCGCCTTCGTTTACGGAAGGCCTATCGGCACCATCGGATGCAACGGCAATCACCACATTGCCAAATTGCAGCAACAGCACGCGGTCACCTTTGCGAGGAATGCTGATAAAACCGAATTGCTGCATCAGCTGACGGTCTTCAAATTCAATGTCATTGGCTTTTGCCGTGAGGTTTCGGAGCTTTCCGGCAACATCCTTGCAGCTTTCAACAATGCTTGTAAAGAATTTCATCATATAACACCTCCGGGCTGGAGCGTAAGGCGGGTCCTTTTTCCTTCCTGGCGGGAAAGGGTGAATGTCCTGGACACGATCAGGTAATTGTCGTTTGCCCCATTGAAATCATCCTGCACATCGCAGAACTGATTGATAGTCCAATTGTTGCCTTTCTGGGAGTGCCCTGCCACGGTGTATTCCAGCTGAATTGCCTGGGCCTTTTCGGTAGCAAGTTGCAACTCAGCCGTCTTTTGGGCGGGACCCTCGTTCTCGTTCCAGTTGGCGACAAGAGGCATCTTGAAGGGATAATCACTGTTTTTCACGGTACATTTCGTGTACTTGATATCGTTATCGGACTGTGATTCACCGACAATCCTTATTTCGGAATGTCCACTTTCAATAGACTTGGTTACAGAGCCCTCGATATAGTCCATTTCGGACACATCTTCAAAGGCATGGATATGGAAATTGGCGGAACCGCGGGCAAGGGGCTTGTCAAAAACGAACTGGCCCTCCGGGGAAACCCAGAACAAGTAGCCCTGGGAATTGGCCGCTTTCTTGATTACATCGAATACAGAATCTCCCGGAGAGACCTCGACAAATTGCCGCTTAATCCTATCCTTGGAAGCCCCGGAATTATACACGAAATCCTTCTTGCTGATAAACGGAATATCCCGGACAAGTTTTTCTGCCAAACCAGGCAAAGTCTTTGGCAATGCCCCAAATTTGGTAACGCTTGTGTTGGACAAAAGCCAGGCCGTGGACTTACCCTCGACACTGAATCGGGGGCCTCCCTGCTTGGAAAGAGT